AAGAATCTGATTGGATGGCATCACCTGATAGAACAATGACAGATGCACAGAAAACTTACAGGCAAGCATTAAGAGATTTGCCAGCAAACCAAACACCAACAGACATAAAATTATCAAATATTACATGGCCTACTGAACCGACTTGATGCCACAGTTATCATCTCTTGTTTTTATACATCTGACAGAAAACGGAAAAACAGAAGAAGAAGCAAAAGCAATAATGTCTAATGTAAATAAAATTATGTTATTAGATAGCGGTAATGGTGCTGTTATTAAGACTTGGAATGTATCAGACGTGATAAGGCCAACCCAAATGCACATGGACAGTTATAAAGAATTAGCTGATAAATACGAAAAAAATAATCGGGTTATTAAAAACAGAAAACAGCAATATAAAAAGATACAGGAACAGTTTTCTATGATGACCAAAGACATAGAAAAATATGGCGTATTAGATAACAGGGGCGAGTGGTTCAAGCATTGCAGCGAAGTTAAAAAAAATAATCCTAAATTTTAACCTTTCTTGTTAAGTAACCTGCTGTTAGATATAGAGGTGTAAGTGATGTTATTGTTGTTATTGCTAAAATATAAATACAAGCATACATAATTTTTTTCATGCTGAATAAAATCTGTCAGGTTCTTTCAATTATCTCATTCTTGATGGTTAGTTCAATGAGTGTAGGAGGATTTCTTGCATATCGTTACATGAAGAGTCCAGAGTTTGAAAGAACACTAAAAAATAAAATTATGGGTGATTTGCAAAAGGCAATGCCAAAGGCTATAGAAAAAGCAATACCAAAAACTACAGGAATATCGTTACCCATATCTAAGTAATGAAAACTCGTTTTATCGCTATTGCTGCTTTAGTTACATCATCAATTACTTTTGGTTCGGGATTATTAGTGTTTTTGTATATGAAAAGTCCAGCTTTTGAAGATCAGTTGTTAGGACAAGTAATGAAACATATGGATTGGCTGGTTGAAGATGAATTAGAAAAGCAGATAAAAAAATTAAAACCTAGACCTGTAGTAGATGTTAATGATCCAAATAAATGGTTTTGGGAATATATTGAAAGGAGACAAAAAGAACAGATTGAAGAACAATTAAATTGGTAATTTATAAAATAAATGCCCTTAAATAATATTTCTGAAATAAAAGTACCGAAAATTGATGTCCCCTTAATTGATAACAATATAAATAATCCTTTTCATGTATTAAACGTACCAATGCCATCTTTGATGATGCCAGCTTGTGTACGTTATCACAGAGACGCTTCACCAAAAAATACTGCATTATATGACGATGATCCTACTGGTACTGTGATTAGTTGCCCTTTTGGTTCAATGCCATCATTTGAACCTTTGTTGTATGACAAAAGAAAGATTGAGATAGTTGAGACTAAGGAAGAAGAAAGCAAAACAGCAGAAAATGAAACAGTACAACCTGAGACTAAAAAACCAAAACTACCTGAAAAAAAAGATGAAGAATTTTTTATAAAATGCCCAGACCCATCTAAAGATCAAATGATCGGGGATTTCAGAAATTCTCAAAAGCTGCAAATTGTTTCTGGTCATAAAATAGAAAATAAGGAATGTATAACGATCTATGAGGATACGAAATTTATCGACCAATACTTACCTTCAGTTAAGGATTCTACTACTGCTGCTGGCATTGCTTTGGTCGCTGCTACTACTCCACTTCTTGTTAATGTCATCAAACCTCTCGTAAAAAATATTATTAAAAAACTGACAAAGAAAAAAGATAAGGTAGATTTAAAAAAGGAGTAGAGGGTTCTTAAAACGTAAGACACTTTAAGGATATAGACACCTTCTACTTCTATTTTATTTCATGCTTGTGCGGTAATACCTGACCTTTTTGTTCTACAATCTCTATATCTTTACATAAATTATAGTAAGGACTCGATTTTGAAAATCTGATTCCAGCAATCTTTTTCTCTCCGCAATGTTTCAAGCGACTGATATGCCAATCAAGTTCAAGGTTTTTTAATCTTTGCTTTTGTATATTTATCTGAGTCTGGGCTGCATCTTTACATTGTTTACCAAGTTTTCTATCTAGTGGGATAGTAAAATTCATGGTAATTCCTGTTCCGAGTGCATAAGAATCTTTATTTGTACCAGAATAGTTTTTTTGCATATAAAGAATATTACCTGCATTATCGGGTACTCCGTCTCCGATAGGTAAACCATCATCATCAAAATCACCAACTAAATCTGTTGGATCGTAAACAGGAGTTTCATAATAATGTTCAAATGGTTTTCGATAATTTGTATTGAATGTAGTAAATGGAGTTATAGTCATCATTGCCCCCTGACATACAATATTTCCTCCGAAAGAATTAGAGTGAAAACTGCCCGAATTAACATTCCAGTTCTGATTAGTCACTGACCCACTATTACTTTGACTTATTGCATTAGCTAAAACTTTTACTGGACTAAGTATTACTGTGAGAATACAGAAGTAGTAGAAGTAACGGATTCTGTTGTTATATCCCTTGTAATTGTGGTGACATTTTGAAGTCCTGAGCCTGAATAGGTTTCTGAAAATTGGAAAGCATTGCCTGAAGTCGGATCTACTAACTCCCATGTTGGTTTTGTTGTCATGTCTGCACCTGTCCATGTATAACTTACACCTCCAACAGTACCAGTAGTTTCGACTGCTGCTGGAGCCATATCACCACCAGAATATTTGATGCCAGTACCAGAAACTGTATACTCATAGCCAGTTTTATAATCTTTACTGGTGATAGATTCTGAAATTGTAGTGACAGTAGATGTAGTCGACTGCATATTCCCTTGGACGAAATTTGGGACGATATTTGCATTAGCTGGTAAGACATACAGTAATGATAAAAATAAAAGCCTTTTCATGGCTTTAGTCCACAGTTAACGTGGTCACAAATTGTCCTGTAGCTGTTGTACCTGTACCTCCCGCTGTAAGAGATATTGCATGATTATCAATAGTTCCTTCCAAACCAGTAGCAGAACCAGCAGCCGTTGACGTTAGATCAGAAAAGTTTGCAACTTCACCTGTAGTGACAGCAGATGTAGGAGAAACGTCCCCTTCTAACAGAGACTGAGAAAAACTGAATGCTTCACCATTGGTGGCCTGAGTTGCAGTAATTGATGTAAAAGCTGGCACACCATTTGTCAGATCTCCAAAGCCTCCAACAACACCAGCATTTGAACTTGCATCTTCTGTTGTTACACCAGATCCACTTACTGAATAAGATGATCCGATCTTATCTGCTGTAGTAGCTGCTGTACTAACTTCAAGTTTTATACTGGAGGTTATGCTGTGCGTTATATCAGCATAGGCTGGTGATGCAAGAAGTAATAATGGTAATAGCTTTTTCATTTAATACCTACTTTAGTATTCTTATTATCTACTATAACTGGTTTTTTTTGGTTGCCATTTTTACCTTTGACTGATATTCCATAACTGCTTGCGATATTCCCCACGAGGCCTGCCGCAAAAGTGTCAAGCCTTATCTTTTCCATGTATCCAAGAGTCATAACTGATAAACTCCAACCAAGAATAATAAATCGGACAAAATGACCAATATAATCTGGACTGTCCTTTTCTTCTTCTTCCATAAATTAAGGTTTCTTGTTTAATACTGGTATTTTAGCTATGTTTGGAAAAACAAACAAATCATGTCTAAATTCCTAATCAAACTATTTATAAAGTTTGGAAAATCTACAAGTATTCGTAAAGGGCTTTTGCTCATGCTGAAATCGGCGGCTGAGAAATCCGATAATGACGTTGATGACGCAATAGTAAAAATGATTGAAGAAAAACTATTTCCAGTTAAGTGATGGATATTATCAAGGCTCTTACATCTACCTACAGCCTTGAAGGTGAGTTTGAGGTTCAAAAGTCTATAACTTTCATACAGAACTTAGAAGAAATAGAACTGCTAAAGCCGTATGCAATCAAATTACTAAAGACAAATGCAAAGCAAGCTCACTTTGTTAGCACTTCACTTGATGTGATAGCTCATCAACAAGCATATATTTATAAATTAGAAAAACGATTAGACAAGAAAAAAGCGACCCTTTGGGATCGCATTAGGTTTGTTATATTTGGAAAGAAGTAGAGGTCTTACATAAATATTTGCGGCTATCCATGCCCTCTGTGTTTGAAACGTGTTCCGACTACGCCCACAGACTTACAAATTAAATACAGTTCATTCGGTGATCAAGTCGAAGCTGTAACTCTAATGCCTCTTGTTTAAGGAACTAAATCTTTTTCTGTAATATCGAACCACATAGCAGATTCAACAATCTTACCTGACAGTTCATCTGTTTTAGTTACTTCGCAGAACTCAAAAAGTTTTTCTGTTTCTGGTTCGTAAAAGATTTGACCTACATAAGGGTTAACAGGAAAAGAAATTAGTTTCATAGTTAGAAAGGAAGATCATCTGGTAGCTCAGGCTGGTTTGCTTGTACTTC